TCATGGTTTAGAACAATGGGAATACACTTATCTAACAGAAACTTTCCCAAGTGAAATTGATTTTGATATTAATAAAATAAACATACTTAATATTGATATTGAGTGTGAATGTGAAAATGGGTTTCCAGAACCAACAGAAGCCGAAGAAAGAGTTAACGCGATAACTATGAAACTCTTTGGACATAAAGAAACTCATGTTATTGGTGTTGATAATTTTGATTATAAAACTGATGATCCGAATATAGTTTATCACAAATGCCATCATGAAAAAGAATTACTTCTTAAATTCATGGAAGTTTGGGACGAGTTAGAGCCTGATATTATTACAGGTTGGAATGTCGAAACTTTCGATATCGCTTATCTTGTTAATCGTATCTGGAAACTATTTGATTGGGATACAGTTAGAAAATTATCTCCACATGAGTTAGTAACATCTAGAGAATGGATGTATATGGGTCAAAAGAAAATGATATCATATAACATTGCTGGAGTCGCTATTCTAGATTATCTTGAAATGTATAAAAAGTTTACTTACATTACTAGAGAAACATATCGGTTAGATCATATAGCAGAAGTTGAATTGGGTAAAAAGAAAATTGATTACTCAGAGTTCGGAGCGATGCATTTATTCTATAGAAATGATTATCAAAAGTTCTTAGATTATAATGTTAGAGATACAGAACTAGTTGAAGAATTAGATAATAAGTTACAACTTATGGAGTTAGTTATAACAATGGCTTATCAAGCTAAGTGTAACTATGAAGATGTATTTGGTTCAGTTAGATATTGGGATTTAATTATTTATAACTTCTTAAAGAAAAGAGGAATGGTACCTCCACCTAAGAAGATGGCTCAAGACGGAAGAATTATCGGAGCTTATGTAAAAGAGCCTCAAGTAGGACAACATAAATGGGTTATGTCTTTTGATTTAAATAGTCTATATCCTCATTTGATTATGCAATATAATATGAGTCCAGACACTTATCAAAGAAAAATATTCGGTCAAGAAATTAATGTGAAAAAACTTCTAGAAGGTGAAGTTGATCTTAGTATGCTATCTAGTACGACAGTTACACCTAATGGCGCGTTGTTCAGGACAGATAAGCAAGGCTTTCTTCCTGAATTACTTGAAGAAATGTATGATCAGAGAGTTTTGTTTAAAAGAAAGATGATTCAATCTCAACAAGAACTTGAAAATACTCCTAAAGATAATTTAGTCAAAAGAAAAGAAATTGAATATGATATTGTCAAGAATCATAACAATCAGATGGTAAGAAAGATATCTCTTAATAGTTGTTATGGTGCTTTGGGTAATCAGTACTTTAGATACTTCAATAGACAAATAGCTGAAGGTATTACAACAGCGGGTCAATTAAGTATTAAGTGGGTTGAGAAAGCTGTTAATGATTTTATGAATAAGTTACTTGAGACTGATATAGATTATGTTGTCGCGATTGATACTGATTCAATTTATGTAACTTTTGAGAATTTGATTGATAGAGTAAATCCTAAAAATCCAGTAGAATTTCTAGATACAATAGCTAAAGAAAAGATTGAACCCATGATAAATGAATCATACGAACAATTATCATCTTATATGAATGCTTATCAAAATAAGATGGAAATGGGTAGAGAAGTAATAGCTGATAAAGGAATATGGACAGCGAAGAAAAGATATATTCTTAATGTTCATGATTCAGAGGGTGTAAGATTTAAAACACCTAAATTAAAAATGATGGGTATTGAGACAGCTAAGTCTTCAACACCAATGTGGTGTAGGAAGAAACTTGAAGAAGGTATTAGAACATTAATGACTGGAACAGAGGATGATGTATGGGCTTTTATTACTGATGCTAGAAATGAATTTAATAAATTACCGATAGAAGACATTTCTTTTCCTCGAGGTGTTCAGAATGTCAAGAAATATGCGAACGCCGCATCGATATATAATAAAGGAACACCTATTCATGTACGAGGATCGTTACTCTATAATAACTTTTTATATAAATACCATATAGACAAGAAATATCCTGTAATACAGAATGGTGAAAAAATTAAATTTTGTTACATGAAGTTACCTAATATTATGAATGAGAATGTTATTTCATTTGTCTCAGCACTACCTAAAGAATTTGAACTTGAGCCTTATATTGATTATGATACTCAGTTTCAAAAATCATTTGTTGAGCCTTTAGGTGTAATATTAGATAAGATCGGGTGGACAACTGAACCAGTTAGTACACTTGAATCATTTTTTGGGTAAGTAATTATTACCCATAAGGGGTAATAATGTACGAATATAGAGTAAAGGTTATCAAAGTTATAGATGGTGATACAGCTGATGTTGATATCGATTTAGGATTCGGAGTAGTCTTAACAGATGAAAGAGTTAGAATCATGGGAATTGATACACCAGAATCTAGAACTTCTGATAAAGTAGAAAAAGTTTTTGGTAAAGCAGCTAAGAAAGCATTACAAGATATGTTAGGTGAAACAGCAATTTTAAAAACACAAATTAATAGAGACGGTGAAGATATGAAAGGGAAATTCGGAAGAATCCTTGGTGACTTTATTGTTGAACATAATGGTGAAGCAAAGAGTGTTGTTAACGCCTTAATGGAAGACGGTCATGCTGTAGATTACTATGGCGGTTCAAAAGAAGAAATTCAATCACAACATATGGTTAATCGTAAGAGATTAATTGATGAAGGTGTTGTTGAAATGTCTTATGAAGAAGCAGGGTTGACAGATCAAGATTTGGTAGTATAATAGTAGTATGAATGAAATTTCTTATATCTTTTTATGTCTACATTTAATAACTTGGGCATTTTTAATCATTCTATTAATTGAATTGAATTCTTTCAAAAGAGAAGTTAGATTACATATTGATTATGATTCAACTTTAAGGAAAAAAAGAAAAGAAATAAAAGCGAAAAAGTAAATTGGAGATATTATGAGTTATTTGAAAAACTTAATTAAGACTACTGGTAATGAATTCGCGTCGATAGTAGAAGAAGGTGTACAAGCCGCTGATGTCAGTGGTTATATTGATACAGGTTCTTATATTTTTAACGCGTTATTATCAGGGTCAATATATGATGGATTACCTAATAACAAGATCACAGCATTAGCTGGTGAATCTGCTACAGGTAAAACATTCTTCGCACTCGGAATGTGTAAACAGTTCTTAAATGATAATCCGGATTCAGCGGTTATCTATTTTGAATCAGAGAGTGCAATCACAAAAGACATGATCGAAGAAAGAGGAATTGATTCTTCTAGAATTGTAATTGTCCCTGTAACAACAGTTCAAGAGTTTAGAACTCAATCTATTAAAATTCTTGATCAATATATTAAAGATAAAACAGATATGAAAATGTTATTTGTTTTAGATTCTCTTGGTATGTTATCAACAACTAAAGAAATAGAAGATACTGCATCTGGTGCTGAAACTAGAGATATGACTAGAGCTCAGTTAGTTAAAGGTGCATTTAGAGTTTTAACTTTGAAACTAGGTAAAGCAGGAGTTCCATTAATCGTAACGAATCATACTTATGATGAAATGGGATTATTCGCTAAGAAAGTTATGGGTGGTGGTAGTGGACTCAAATACGCTGCATCATCAATTATCTTTTTATCTAAGAAAAAAGAGAAAGACGGAAAAGATGTTATTGGAAATATTATTCATTGTAAGAATGAGAAATCAAGACTTACTATGGAGAATAAGATGGTAGATGTTATACTCAAATACGATTCAGGTTTAGATAGATATTATGGTCTATTAGACTTAGCAGTCAAGTATGATATATTCAAACAATCATCAACAAGAATAGAATTGCCAGATGGTACAACACAATTTGGTAAAACTATTAATAACAACCCAGAGAAGTACTTTACTCAAGAAGTACTAGATCAAATTAACGAAGTAGCGAAACAAGAATTTTTATATGGCAACGCGATTAGAACAGACGATTCTCAAGAATCTGATACAGAATGAAGAATTTACTAGGAAAACTTTACCTTATATAAAATCAGAATTTTTTTCTGAAAGAGATGAAGAATTTCTATTTAAACAAATTCGAGATTACTTTTTAAAGTATCAAGCATCACCTACACCTGAAGCTCTCATCATTGATATTGATGAAAAATCTGATGTGGATCAACAATTAATATCTGATACAACAGTTTTAATTAGAGAGATCAAACAAGATACTACAGAAACACCTGATGAATGGTTAATTGATTCTACAGAAAAGTGGTGTAAAGACAGAGCGGTATATAATGGTGTAATGAATTCCATTGCGATCATTCAAGATAAACAAGGTCAACAAGGAGAAATACCTGATATTCTTAGAGAAGCATTATCAGTATCTTTTGATTCTAATATAGGTCATGATTTTATCGAAGATTGGAATGATAGATATGACTTTATGCATAGAGAAGAAGAAAGAATCCCTTTTGATCTAGAACTTATGAATAAAATCACAAAAGGTGGTTTACCAAATAAGACATTGAATATTGTTATGGCTGGTACAGGAGTGGGTAAATCTTTGTTTATGTGTCATTGTGCATCTTCATCTTTACTTCAAGGTAAGAATGTATTATACATTACAATGGAAATGGCCGAAGAAAAGATCGCTGAAAGAATAGATGCTAATCTATTAGATATATCATTGAATGAATTACAAGATTTACCTAAGATGATGTATGAGAAAAAGATTACTAGAGTTAGAGAGAAGACTAAAGGTAAATTAATCATTAAAGAATATCCTACAGCAACAGCTCATAGTGGTCATATCAGACATTTATTACAAGAATTAGATTTAAAGAGAGACTTTAAACCTGAAATGATTTATATCGATTATCTTAATATTTGTAGTTCATTCAGAGTCAGGCCAGGTAGTAATGTGAATACTTATTCCTATGTTAAATCTATTGCGGAGGAATTGAGAGGATTAGCTGTAGAATTTGATGTTCCGATTATGTCTGCAACACAAACTAATAGAACAGGTTTTGTTTCTACAGATGTTGGTCTTGAAGATACTTCTGAATCATTTGGATTACCAGCTACAGCTGATTTCATGTTTGCATTAATATCTACAGAAGACATGCAAGAACTAGATCAAGTAATGGTTAAACAGTTAAAGAATCGATATAATGATCCAACATATCATAAGCGGTTTGTATTAGGTGTGGATAGAGCTAAAATGAGACTATATGATTGTGAACAATCTGCACAAGATGAATTAGTTGATATTGGGCCTGTTATGGATAACTCTCCTATAGGGAAAAGAATAGCATCAGAAAAACAAGAAGATTTTAAGTATGATTAACACTGGATAACGCGGGTACACTTTTGTTATAATATGTATATGATGAAAAATAAAGAAATATGTACAAATTGTAAAAAAGAGTTTAATTTTAGTAATGAATATCATGAGGATTTTGAGAGTGGTAAAGTGTTCAAATATCCAAGAACTCCACGAAGAAAATTCTGTGGTCATATATGTAGTATAAAGTATCATGAAAAGAATTGGAGATATGATCATTTTTCTGCTAGATACGATTGGAGTTGAAACCGCAGGTACACTTTTGTTATAATAACAGTATGAAAAATGATAAAAAAGTAAGACAATTATTTATTGATATGGATGGCGTTTTAGCTGATTTTGAGTCTGGACTTTCCGAAGTTTTAGGCCATAAAGTTAGACTATCTGATGTAAAAGATGTCTATAACGATAGAAAAAGAGAAGTTACTTCCAAACATCTATTTAGGAGATTAAAGCCTTTACCAGATGCTTGGAAATTAGTCGATTGGGCCTTAAACTCAGGTATTCATACAGAGATATTAACAGCCGCTGGTACTATTAACAGAACTATTGTTATTAAAGACAAAATTGATTGGATTAAAGAGTATTGTACAGATCATTGGATCATAATTCCAACATTTAAAGGTAGTCAAAAAGCTGCGTTTGCTCATAGTAAAGCAGTATTAATAGACGATAGGCCTAAAAATATTGATTGTTGGGTAGAAGCTGGTGGTATAGGAATACTACATACTACAGCAGACGATACAATTAAACAGTTAAATGAACTCATCGGAAACTAGAACAGATAGTAAAAACAAGGGAATTATTAAAAGTAAATCCCTTGTTGATCTTCTCAACAAAAAGGTTGAATTGAAGAAAGAGCTTATTCGCTTAAAAAAACTAAAAGAACAACCTAAAAAACAGGAATTTTTATCTGAATCAATCGCTCAGATTGAAGAATTCCTCAGTCAACACAAAATTCAAAAATAGAATCTTCATAAATACTGTTTATGAAATCATTTCTACAAACAATCCAAGAAGAATCAGTAGAATCTAAATTAGATAAATTAGGACATGGTAAGTTAGATCCTAAGAGATTAAAACAACTAAAAAAAGATTATTCTGAATTCAAATATTTTGATATTGAAGACTGGCAACAGTTTCCTTATCCTAAAAACTCATCTGAAAAAACTAAGAAAGAAATACAATTTCTAATTTCATTAGGCCAGTTTAGAACTGATTGGCAAAATGAAATGATAATGTATGATCTTAAAGTCATTAAACCATTTAAAGATTACTTAGATGAATATGGTATCGAAATAGATTTTACTAGAATAAAAGAATTAAAAGAACAATCTGATCCTATAATATTGTCTCTTAAAAGACATTATGACAGACCAAGGCCTAAAGCTTTAGCTAAAGAATTAGGATTACCATTAGATAACTTTCCATTAAAAACAGCAGGAACACCTTCATACCCATCTGGACATGCTACACAAGGTAGATTGATATCATTGTTAGTAGCTGATGAAGTACCATTAGAACATAGACATGGTATCTTAGAGATAGGAAAAAGAATAGGTGAGAGTAGACAAATAGCCGGAGCTCATTATCCGAGTGATACTGCGTTTGGTATTCGTTTGGGTGAAGCACTGTATAATTATTCAAAATCAAGTATGGAACCTGATCTAACATTAGAAATGGTTGAGTCACTAGAATACTCTAACCAAGATGAAATTGAGTTTGCAGTTGATGTTGTGGCAGAGATTGATAAACAAATAAGTTCAATTAATGGTGATGTTATGGTTGATGAAAGAAAAGGTAGAACTAATACTAAGAAGATTGGAATTCAGATAATATTAAAAGATAATGAAAGAGTTAAATTCACTACTTTAGCGAGAAGTGCTATTCGTGGTGATGATGATTTAGAACTTACTGATCCAGCTCCAGCGAGAGTTACAAAAGATTTCGCCTTCTTTCATAAAGGCATAGACAGAAAAATATATGTTACTACAAGACCAGATGGTAAAAGGGGTGGAGGGGCTAAAGCAGATCCAAATGAATTAATGACGGCAGCTTTATGTACAATGAACTCTATACCGACAGTTGAAACAATAGAAGATTTAGATTTATTAATAGAACAGGTTAAAAAGATTGTTAAGGGTGGTAAAGTTATAGGTCATTCAGATTTAGAAGTACAAGCATTAGAAAATGATTATGATAATTTATTGATGGCCATATCAGCCGCAGAAGTTGTTGCAAAGAACGGATGGAAAGGAGCCGATAAAGTTTATTTAACAGGTAAGGCTTGGGATGATGATGTTAAACAATTTCAAGTTACAAAATACGGAATGAAAGACTTTAACGCTTCTGATTACATTATCAAAAAAGGTGATAACTTTGTTGGAATATCATTAAAGAAAAAACCATCTGGTAATACAGGAGATCCTACATTAATTAATAAAGGATTTACAACACTTTTACAAGGTGAAGAATTTGATAAAGTTAGAGAAGATTTAGATGAAGCATCAGGAGTGTTTTATATAAAACTTGTCAAGACTGCTCAAAGATTTCAAAAGAGAAAACCAAAATTAGCGGTTGATAAAGTTGGTAATAGTTGGTTATCTAATAGGATGATCAACGATTTAGGCCCTAGAGGAGCCGGAATCAATAAAACGAATTGGAAAAAATTTGTACAAGGATTACCAAACGATCTTATCAATTATCAATTAAAGAAATCTAGATCATTATTTAAACCCATGGCTGATGTTATAATAGATAATGCTGACTTATTTGCTGATCAGTTAATACAATTAATATTAAAAACAGATTTAAAAGACTTACAAAAAGTTAATTTTGATTTCGCATTAGTAACAGGTATCGGTAGAATGTTAAAGAGGGGACTTGTAATTGAAAAGGGAGAATATAAATCAGTAGATGTAATGGCCACTAAATTAGACGAATTAGTTAAAACCGGCAAACCTAATATGAAATTAAATTCTAGAAAAACACAAGCTTTCGATAAAGGATCAAATGCTGCTCAGTTACACATGAATTTAAATATCGGGACTACATCAATATGTGATGTACAATTAAGATACAAAGGTAATTTCGCATCAGCTCCAAGTTTTCTAGCCACCTTCTCTAAAGAATTTAAGGAATCATTAAAGTAATGGAATTTATAACAGAAGCA